CGCGGCTCTTTTAAATTGACCACTAGTCGGAGCGCCTTTTGCACCCGCTTTTCTCATCTTTTCTCCTGAACCTGCCTTTATTCTACGCCTTTTTGCAGCTATGTTGGCATACAAACCACGCCTAGCCATTGTAGTTAGCCTTTCGTGATCCGCGTGAGTAGGTTTTCTTTGTTACTTTAGGTTTCTTTTTGCGTTTAACTACACCGCCTTTGTTAAAATCCCCCTCTTTATCTCTGTCCGCGAGATATCTGTCCAGTTCCGCAGCCTTACGGTCAGCAGCGCGCAAAGACTTTTCGTATTCTGCGAAAGTCATACCTGTATCTCCCAGAGCGAGATATCTATCCAGTTCCGCAGCCTTACGGTCAGCAGCGCGCAAAGACTTTTCTCTTTCCTTTTTATCTTTTTTATCTTCTTTTTTAGCTTTTTTATCTTCTTTTTTATATGGTTTCATAAAATCTTCAAAAACTTTTTTCCTTTTTTCTCGCTCTGTATCAGCCATTGTAATTAGCCTTTCTAGACCCACGGGCATAGACTTTACCGCCACCCATCATCTTTTTAGCTTTCTTCTTTTTCTTTGGCATTACCATGCCGCCGTCCATTTTATTTTGAGCGTCTTGATCTGATACCGTTCGACCACCTGTCGTGTCCATTTTTTTCATTAAAGAATCATAAAATTCTTTATCCTTCTTTGATACAGTGCGTGCCTCATCTCCACCTTTATCCAAAAGATTTTTAATACGCATAAACCTTTTCATGTCTGCGTCTGAAGGAATCTTTCCTGCACGTTGGTCTTTTTTCTCACTAAAATAGTCACCTAAATTCATTTTTAAATCTCCCCGTTGTCTATAGTAATAGTTTTATCAACTTCTTTTTTAGCAGGGAGTAATACAACACCGTGAACAACCTGCCCCGTAACTTCTGTGGTTTGCTTTTTTGAAACTCCGATACGATCCAGAATGGACTCAGCAGACTTAATACGCATGTCCATCTGGTTCAGCGGAGTTGTGCCATCAGCGTCCAAACCTTCTACGATACGAGTCGCAGCTTTTACGCCATTCACGGCTAAATAATCTTTGGTCCTTGCAGCAATCTCTTCACGCAGAGACTTCATAAGACTTGAGCGGGACGCATTGTATCCCGCTGTCTTCATGGCCTCTCCGACACGACCACCGTTCTCGAATAGCGCATCCAAGAATGCCGCTTGCTTTTCTGTCAGCTTGCGGCTAGGGTCTGTGCGAAAGGCGGTTCCTGCGACTGCTTTACCGGACATAAACTTATCGCATAATCTTTTTCATAACGGACGGCATAAACGACATGGCTTCTTCTTTACGCTTTTTCTCTTCTTCTTTTGTCGTGTATGGTTCGCGAGGCTTCATTACCATGCCGCCTTCTTGCATCTCACGCTTCTCTGGTTTCTCCATCGAACCGTCAGCCACACGCCCACCGTACGAATAACTTTTCGTAGCCATCTGTGGTCGCATGTTATCTTCTTGTGACTTCATCATATCTAAACTGTACCTTGAATTAATTTATTTTTTATAACTAATACGTAGCCCGTTACGGCTTGGTTTTTTACCTTTAATACTACAATGTCTTCATCTTCATAATCTGTGTATTCTGTTATTACTTTGTCAATTACAAATTTTACAGGGTCTTCAAACTTAACGCACTCTTTTGCCATTATGTTCATAAAAAAGAATTGTGCAGCTAATGACTTTGATTGACTGTCATAGTAAGCTAGTTTCATAATCGTTTCTTCGTGACGACACAAAAAACTTAAAAGCACTATTTTTTCAGACGGTGCTTCTAAAGAAGATAACTGAACAGTGCCTATGTCACTGTTTGTATGCTTACATGCGGCTAGAGAAAATAAAAATATACAAAAGAATAAAGTTGCTTTTCTCATACGCTAGTCGCCTAGAATGTTTAATGAACGTAGTTTCTCTGACTCTGGCACAGACTCTTTGAGATGCACAGTCAGAAGACCGTTCTTAAAAATTACGTTCTCTACTTCTATGTGGCGACCTAGTGCAAAGACCTTTTTAAAATTACGTCGTGCGATACCACGATGGTTGTATTCTAAAATTGCATCTTCATCAGTTTGGTTGTGTACGTCACTGGATACAGTCAACGTCTGACCTTTTACCGATACGTCTAAGTCCTCTTTGTTAAATCCAGCAAGTGCAAGTATGATAGCGTGCGAGCCGTCTTTTTGATTTACAATGTCATGCGGCGGGTAACTTGCTGCTGTAGCGTTTAGCAATACAGAGTCAATTGTTTTAAAAAATGGATCGAACCCGATTGCTTGATTAAAGTAACGAGAACCAAGAAGTTCGTTTAAAGAAAAGTTAGGCATAATTGTATCTCCTTTATTACAACTGTCTTTGCCCATTATGGCGCAAAGATAAAAGTGCTGAGTGTTCCGTCACATACTTTGAATATAAATTATACAAGAGGTCGGCAAAGTGTGAACATACAAGTAGCACTACTATATATATTATACATGTTGAGAGCCATGTTGTCAATACTTTTTTTGTATTCTGTGCATTTTTTTCTTGACAAGTTGTAAATCTAGGTGTATAATAGGAGATACTCCGTTGGCAAAAGGATATCTATAGGATACTAAGAGATCATATAGACAAATGATTCACATAGTTTATAGGGCTATGTAGTCGAATGATTCACATACTAAAAATAAAATAAAATTCGTCTATGGGTATACAAATATATAGGGGAGGGCCGTGGCCCATGCGCGCCCGCGTCGCTATTTTTTTCTATATTTTCTGACATAAAGTCTCGCCGAGAGTTTAGCTTTATAGTCTAGCTGGGAACACACCCAAGCCCTACGGGCTGGAAAGTCTATATGCGGCGTGCGCGCATACTACATGATCACGCGCACTGACAAAAAAGTTTACACTGTCGATGGGGCCATGGCGCACAAACAGACGCACAGCGAAAAGCGCAATAGACTATGCCACACAATGCCTTGTTGATTAATTAGCGAATTATTCATGTCGAACACAAAAAAGAACCCCTTGCAGCGATTAAACCGCAAGGGGCCAAGTTGGGGGAGGAAACTCTGTTGCGTCTAGTCGTCGTCGGCGTCTGTCTCCATTCGTGTTGCCGCGTGCATTGTCATCTCAAACAACACCGCGCCGGATGGGTCAACGACCTTCACGGTACGCATGTTGTAGTTGCGCTCCTTATCGAGCGGCTCAACGTAAACACCTGCCGCGTTGCGAATGGATATGGAAGGCGTCGATAGCGTAACGTCGCGACCTACCATGCTGGAGCTGTAAAAGGGTGACTTCTTCAAATCAGCGATTTCGTAATATTCTTTAGCCATTTGTCTTTTCCTCGTTTCAAGTTTGTTTGTGTCGATGATTAATATAACCACATGTCAGAGGCCGTTGCAACATAATAAGCGAGACCGATTAAACTTAAC